TGGTGCCGATGTAGATTTTCGAACCGGCCATCGCAAAGATTGCCATGAGATAGGCTCCTTCTGATCTGGCGCCTCACGGCGCGGGACACGGGGACGGGCCGCCACCAAGGCGGTCCATGAGCGCTTGCCCAAGGCGCGATCGGGCCAACCTGCCGAAGCAGGTATTCAGGATGCTCGGGTGAGCCTGATCTGGAGACTGACGTTCCGGCCTATAACCTGGTCGTCATCATTGATCTCGACCGGCCCCTTGCAGCGGATATCGACCACATGCCAGCCAGGCACGATCAAGCTCTCGCGGCGCCGATGGAACAGATCGCGCACGTCGAAGGCGATCTGCTCGACCAGCCGAAAATGATCCGGCTTGTTGCCGAAAATGCCGATGTCGCGCACGAGGTCCGCCATCTCGTCGGCGATGAAATCCTGATCGCTATAGGTGACGTATCCAGCCGTGATGATCAGCGGAAAACCGCAGTCGATCGGCACCGGGCGGCGCGTGAAGACGGCCGGCGAGCCGTGATACGTCGCAAGCCCGTCGATTCCATCGCTGACGCCGGTGAGCGCGGCATAGAGCGGCTGGGAGAGATCAACGCCGCTCACTTCAGGGCATCCGCGATCGCGGTTGCAATGGTGTTTGCAATTTCGGCGCGCTTGTTCTCCATCGCCGGCCTTGCGAACGGGCGCGGAGCCTGATCATAGGTGCGCCCGAGACTGTCGGTCCCGACGAAGCCATACTCCATCCGCTTTGCATAAACCGCGCCGAAATTGACCGTCGATTTCAGGTTCTTCTCGTCGTTGATCGTCTCGATGGTTCTCATCAGATAGGCCGTATCAGGTGCCGGCGGCTCCCCAGCCCCGGAGGCTACATGCGTGACGCCGCGACGCTTGTAAGCGCGGCCTGTACGTGGAGAATTCAGCATAAGGCTTGTCGCCTCTTCGCGGTAAATCTCAGTCCCGCTCACTACGCCAGCGGCCGCAGCGGCGCGCACCTTTGCGAGCACCGAGGCGCCATTCCACGTGACGGTCATGATGATTTTCTTTCTCAGCCTACTTGTAACCGTTTCGGTTACATAGTATATTGAAGTGGCACCAACGGAGAAGCGATATGACCACCTCAGCCACTTACAAATGCGTCAGTTCCTCGAACGCGGTCCGCATCTTCGCGACCTATGAAGAAGCCTATCGCTTCGTCATGAAGGAAGGCGACATGTCGCGCCTCTGGATCCTGGAGCGTGTGTCGTGAGCCGGCCCGAGTGTCCCTACTGCGGCGCGACTGAAGACCTCCGCCTCAAATGCGATGGCGGCTTCTCGACGTTCGGCTTCTGCATCGCCGAACCGGAATATACCTGCGAGGCCTGCTTCACGCCTCGCGACGATGGCCCCTGCTTTGACGATCTCGCGGTGGTCATGAGCGCCGACGCTCAAGACGGCACCTCAATGCGGACGACGCCGTGCACGACCTCTCGCCATATCTGGTCGGGGTTGTCGGGATCGATCTGAGCGTGACCTTCAGCGTCTAGAACTGATCGGCAGACCGTTCCTTCGACATCGTCGGCCGTGTAGACGTGCCGCTGCTCCACGTCGTCGAGAAATATCCTCACTGCCGTACGGTTCGGCATCGCCATCCACGTGGCAAAGCCCGGATCGCTTTTATCAGCGGAAACTCTCATGCCGGCACCCCAAAGCATTGACACGAATAGGTGGCGCCGGCCGGGTCGATATCGACCTTGCGCACCTGCCACCAAGCACCGACCAGGTTGATCTTGTCGCCCGCGATCGGCGCCGCGCCGGTCAATCCGGCGATGAGCACGATCTGGACGTCATCGTCTGGAATGAGCGCCTGCGCCCGAAAGAAGGCGCTATAGGCCTCGCGGAAGCCCTGGCAGGCATAATCCGACGTGGTGGTGACCGGATCGCCGTTGGTGGCGCGCCCCGTGGCCGTGACCTTGCGCAGCGTGCCCTTGAGAAGCTTGCCGCGGAAGCCGGTGGCGATGGCCTGCTTGATCGCGCCGTCGAGCAGTCCCATCAGGCGGCTTCCTTCTTGGCGAGATGCCAAGTCCATTCGACCTCGGCGATGCCGGCATTGCTCGGATGCGGGTCGTGCACCAGCTTGCCAGCGCTGAAGATGACCGAGTGGTAGACATCGCGCGGGCTCAAACCGTTGGCGATGTAGAACTCGGGCATCGCTTCGACCTCGTGGCCTTTGGTCCGCAAGATGGTGAGACCGAACATCCGCTGCAGCCACTCTTCCGTGCGCTGATACCAAGCGCCCCGGCCAAACATATCTTCCCACGGCGGAACCATCCAGAGCGGCAGGTCGAGCAGCGAGGCGAGGCAGGCCGCGTAACAGTTGCCATTGTGGATGCCGTCGGGCACGTAGAGCTTAGACTGCTTGACCGGCGTCATCTGACCTCATCCTGTCCACTTGCGCGGCGATCTTCTTCATCATCCGGTAGGCCTCGCCAGTCGCCATCTCGCCCAGCGTGAATTGCTGGCAGGCAAGCGAGGCCAGCCATTGCGACCGATCCGGCCGGCTCAGATCATGCACCGAGGCGCTTGCCACCGGTGCGGCGGCGCAGCTCGGCTCGACCACGACGGGAATCCCGGCGATCACCGCTTCCACCGCGACATTCGAGGAATGCGTGACGACCACAAAGGCGCCGGCGAAATCCTGCTCGAGCGGGCGCGGGCAATCCTTGGGCCGGTGCCGCACTGGCAGACCGCTCCGCTTCAGATCCTCGGTGACATCATGCGACCATTTCACCGCGTCGATGCCGATGCAGCGACCATAGGTCATCGACGGATAGGCGAGCAGCACGTAGCGGCCGCGTTCCCGCCAAGGAGCGAGCTCGACGCCGCGCGCGCGCTTGGCGTCGGGTTTCTCCATCAGGATCGGCGACATGCCGCGATAGGAAAGCCGGTAGTTTCCGGTGATGCCGCCCCGGGCCGAGTCCCAGAAGCCGTTGTCGATATGCCAGAAGGGCCGACCCGACTGCATCGCCTTCGGGATCAGTTCCTCGCCGAGCCAGCGCTGACCCCAGACGATGAAGGGGCGATCATTCTCCGGCGGCGGCCCGACCACGATCTCGCAGCGCTCGCCCCAGCCTTGCTTCAATGCGTCCATCAGGCGCCGGGTCTTATAAACCCGCTCCGGCGTGACGCAGAGATACATCAGAACACCACGAGGTGGTCGCCGCTCATCACCCAAAGGTCGCTGCCGCCCCACGACTTGAGCAGGGCGAGCGCCTCATGCTGTCCGCGGCCGTAGCGCTCGGCGTTGTTTGGCTTCTGCTCGATGATGATCACCGGCTTTTCGCGCCGGATGGTCTGCTCCGCTCCTTTCAGGATGGTGTGCTCGAAGCCCTCGACGTCGATCTTGAGGAAATCGATGTCGGTGAGTTCGAAGCTATCCAGTGTGCGGGCGTGGACTTGGGCGCCGGGCTTCTCGCCCTTGGCCGCGACGTGCGTGTTTCCCGTCACCTCCGGCGAGGTGCAGAACATCAGGTCGCATTCCCGGTCCGCAAGCGCGGTGCGATGCAGCGTGACGTTTGCCGAGGTGATGTTGCGCTCGAAGCATTCGATGTGGAGTGGCAGCGGCTCGAAGGCGGTGACGCGCTCGAAATCCAGTGCCATCACCCGCGACCAAAGCCCGATCTGCGCCCCGATGTCGACGGCATGGCCGAAGCGCTTCACATGCTCCCGGGCCTTGTCGTATTTGCGGAACTGGTAGGTGCCCTTGCCATCGATTAACGGGCCGTTGACCAGGTGACTTTCCATATGCGTGTCGGTGTCGGGCAACCAGATGCCTCGGATCTGCTTCATGCGGTCCTCAGAACTTTCATGGCGGCGTAGAAGACGCTATCGGCGGAAATCGCCTTCATGGCCTCGCGGCAATGGCGGCAGGCCGTCAGCGAGCCGCACGCCTCGGCGCCGCCGGTGAGATTGATGTGGGTCGAATAGCCCGTGACGGCCGGCGGCACGAAGCCGCCGAAGATAACGACGCCGGGCACGCCCACGACCGCCGCGCCGTGATGCATCCCACCTTCCGGGCCGATATAGAGCGCAGAGCGCCTAAGCGCCGCCAGCCCATGGCGGAAATCCGGGCTCGCCACCAGCCGGGCCGACGGCATGCGGTGCGCGCCGCCATGCTCGAGTTGCACCACGTCGAAGCCCTCGCGCCGCAGCCGCGCCGCGACATCGTCGTAGCGTTCATAGGCCCAGCGTTTGTTCGGCGCCCAATTCTTGAAGTCCTCGACGTTCGGCTCCATGAGGATGAAGCCGGAGCCGATCCGCGCCGCCCAGGCTTCCTCCTCATCGGTGAGGAAGACCTCGCCGGGGATCGCCTTGAAGTCGTAGTTCCATGCCCAGCGGCCGTTGCGGACGGCATTGTAGAGCCGGTGGCCCTTATAGAACGGGATCCATTGCAGGTCGTGGGCGAGCTCGTCGCCGGGCTGGGCGATGTTCGGATTGCCCCTGAAAATTTCCCGGCTGTGCTTGTCCCACATGATCGAGCGGCCGTCGCCGAAGGCTATACGCTTGCCCCGGGCACGCGCGCCGCGCGCAAGGCCTGTGCCCATCAAGGCGTCGCCGTAGCCCATCACCAACCGGGATTGTAATCGCGCGAGCCAAACGCTTGCCGGCCGGCGGCAGTGATCGAGAATGTTCCATCGGAATTCTCGGCGATAAAACCCTTGCGCCTAAGCGTCTCCAGGGTTCGCGCCTCATAGCCATCGCCATTGGGTTTGAACTTTTCGATGGCGGGCAGAAAGTCCGGCGAGTTCCTGAATGTCCTGCATTTGCCGGCAAGCAAAGCAAGTATTCGCTTCTGGGCGACTGATAGCTCGACACTCATGCAGCCCACCTTTCAAGCTCTGCCCGCCACTCGTTCGCATAGGCGCAATCGGCATAAGCCGGAAGCGATGGCAGGCCTTCCGTGAAATGCACGATCATCGGATCGATCATCGGATCGGAATGACCCACCAGCCAGTTCCAGCGCGGGTGCAACTCGCCGATCAGATCGTCGTCCAGCCATTTGAAGGCGTGCAAGTCGCGGCCCGGAAGCGAGTTGATCATCTCGACGGTCAGGGCCTTGTTCGCTTCATGGTCGCAATTGAACATGACCATCGAGGACCAGTTTTTTCGGGCATACCGGACCTGCAGTTGACCGTCCATCTTCACGCCCTCTGGCGGCTGATGGTTGTGCTTCACGACCATGACGGCCTTCGTCGGATCGGCGAGCGTGAACAGCTTCATCATGTCCGTGCGGACCAGCATGTCGCTGTCCATGAAGACCGCCCATCCGGTCTTTGCCAGCAGCGGCACCAGGAAGCGCGAGCAGGCGAATTCCGTCGCCATCGGCGCATCGGAGATGTCGTCCCATAGCCGACCGTTCCGGCGGCTCGTGGGGCGATTGTAGAGGCCGCCGGTGCGAAGGTCGGTCAGCACGAGGCCGCGCACCGGGATCGGCAGGATCAGGTGACGATTGATCGAATGCCGCGCCACGGCGAAGGCGTCAGCCTCGCGAGGATCGAAGCCGAGATAGATTTTCAATGGCATCGTCATGAGAGACTCTCGGAAACGCCGTGATTTCGCTAGGGCCGGCGATGGTGATGCGCATGCCGGCGGCGGCGACCTGGTCCTTGATCAGGTCGAACTTTCGCGCCCAGCCGCGCCAGTGGCCGTGCTCCTGCGCCAGCGGGTAGCGGGAATTGTCGTAGTGGTGGAGGCCGTTTCCAGTCCGGTAGTCATATCCGAACAGGAAGACGTGCCGGGCCCCGCGCTGATAAGGCAGCGTCAGCGCGCCGAAGCCGGAGTTTCCGCCGGAATGCACGATGCGCGGGTCTGATGAAAGGAAAGCACCCCTGCGGCGCTCGACGAAGGTGAGGCCGGGCCGCGGCGTCGGCGCGTCGATATGCAGGTTCTCATCCGTCGGCAGCGCCAGGATGATCGGCATTGCCGATTGCTCGATGTCGCGCTGGCGGCGCGCCTTCGAGATCCAGCCCAGATCGAGGGAAAACCCCTCATCGGCCCACGGGATGTCGAACACCATCTCCTTGACGGCGATGACATGGCCCAGGCCGCGCAGCCGCCCGAGATCGAAACCGGCCATGGATGGGCCGCAGGCGACGATGATGACGGGCTTGTCGGATCGGTCCTGACTGATCCGGCCGAACTCAACCGGCATAGGCCTCGGCTTCCGCCTTGGTCAGCGGCTCGGGCGTGAGGCGCACATCGCCCTTGAAGACAGCATAGCGGCCGAAGCCGAGATGCTGGATGGTGAGGCCGCCAGCTGGCGCGGTGGTCGGGGAAGAGGGGATGGTGGCGACCTTGAGCTTGCGGCTTTCGAAAAGCTGCCGCAGCGTGCGGGTCGTCACCATCGTTTTGTCGAAAGTCTCGCCCGCCACCAGATCGATGCCCCGCACCCGAAAGGGCTTGGAGACGACGAAATCCTGATTGCGGTCGAACTTGGCGTTCCAGATCGACGGCCGGCTCATTTGCTATTCCTTATCGGCCGGCTGATCACGAAACGATGTTATTGAAGAACACGCCGCAGTCGGAGCAGACCAGCTTTTGATCGTAGGCCATTTCGCCCTCTACTCGGTCCGACTTGAGGTGCTCCATGCGGAAGGTCGAGACGCGCTGACCCATGCCGCCCGCTCCGAAAAGGCCGGTCCACGAGAAGGTGTAGCCGCCCGAGGGCTGCATCAGCGAGGCCGTCGGCGCAGCGTAGACCAGCAGCGCCTTCTTGCCGGCGATGAACGCGTTGGTCATCGAGGTTTCGAAGGCCGGGTTTTCCGCCGAGGTGACCTGGATGCCGTCCATGACGAGGATTTCGTCCAGTTCGAACAGCGCCGCGGTGGCCTGCTTCGACACAATCGCCGGGTTGTTGTTGCCCGAGGTGTACTTGATGCGGTCGATGAGGTCGGGATGCTCCGAAAGCTTGGTCCACACCTGGCGGCCGAGCGTCAGCTTGTTCGGGCGCTTGCCGGTCAGGAGGTGGATGGTGTCCGAGTACTTCTTCACGTCCGCGATCGGGGTCGATGCCGCGTCGTTCCACTGCAGCACTTCGTTGGTGGAGGGCGATGCGGAAACGCCGGTGATGTCGGCGGCCGAGCCCGAGACGCCGGTCCACACACCCGTGGTGAAGTAGTTCGCCGCCCAGGTGACCTCGCGGGCGATCATGGCCTGCTCGCCCAGCCACAGCGTGGCGTCGCGGTCCATGTTCAGCGGCGAGTCCGTGTTGGCGCGGATCTGATCGTCGATATCCTTATGCAGCGCCCACACGTTGGCGAAATAGGTGGGCGTGTTGTCGATCTTCCAGCCCGAGCCAGCCGATTCCGTGCCAGGGGCACGCTTCTCGAACTGGTTGCGGCGGAAGTCGGAGCGGTCGTAGCGGAAATAGCGATCCGACTGCTTCTGGACCGGGACATTCGGGAACACCTTATCGGCGACGAAGCCGGCGGCGTCCTGCATGTAGGCGATCGAGATGTTGGTGAGCGGTACATTGACATGCACATCACCGGCCGTGGGATTCGGCATGAGAGTTCTCCTTCAGAGGGACTGCGGCGTCATCACGACGGCGCGATGATTGAGGGGATGCCCGATCGCTTAGCCGCGGTCGAGAAGGACGGAGGTGATCTTGCCGTCGGCGCCGTCAGCAATGGCCGTGCCGAGGCCGGTATCGCCAGTGCCGACCGCGACGGCCTTGCCGGAAGCGTCGCAAGAGATGCGACCGCCGGACGAGAACGAGCCGCCAGCGAGCACCTTGGTCGTGCCGCCGTAGCCGAGAGTGCCGGCCTTCCCGGCTGCATCCGGCTTGTTCTGCAGGACGCCGACGGCATCGGCGCCGCCGTCGGAAGCGACGGCCAGCTGGCCGCTGACAATTTTCATGAAGCAGTACTGGCTCGCGGACAGGTCAGCGCTGGCCGGGACAGTGCGCGAACGCAGGGCGTTTTCGGTCGCCATGTCAGTTTTCTCCTTGGAAAATGTTGAGGGAGAGAGCCGGCGGATGCCGGCGCCCGGTTAGGCAGCGGCCGACTTGCGGCTTTCGGCGTAGAGGGCGGCACCCTCGGGCGTGCCGAGCACAGCGGTGTAGGCCTTCTCGAAGGAGGTGCTGTCCTTGGTCGCGCGCGCCTTTGCCAATTCGTTCAGCTTGGCCATCGGGTCGTCGGACCCGATCGGCGTGCGCGGGCTGACGCCGAACTTCTCGAAGCCCTTGGCAACAGCGGCCTCGCCGGCCTTGAGCATGGCGTCGAGAACCTTGCGGTCTTCCTCGCCCATGCCGTTGATGGCCTTGAGCACCTTGGCCTTGGCGATGGCTTCGCCGGGCAGATGGCCGATTTCGGTCTCGGCGCGCTTCTGCAGGCGCTCCATGTCGGCTTCGTCGCGGGCCTTCTGGATCTCGGCCTGCTGCGCTTTCATGAAGGCGAAGTTTGCCTCGCCCACGGCCGACTTGCGCACCTCGGTCTCGCCGACCTTGAGCACTTCGTCGTTCTTGGCGATGTCGGCGGCCTTGGCGAGGTCGGCGACCTTGGCCTTCTCCGTGGTGAGCTCGGTGTTGGCCTTGGCGAGGTCGGCTTCCGCCTTCTCCGCGCGCTTCGTGAGGTCTGCCACCTGACTGGTCAGGTCGCCCACCTTCTTCTCAAGATCGGTCATGTCGGATTCTCCCTTGTTGACCGTGGAACCGGGCGAGCCGGCATAAAAAACCCCGCTTGTGGCGGGGTCGGCGAAAAGCTTCTCGACTTCTTCCTCGGCGTCGGGGACGGCCTCGATGACCGCTGCCTTGAACTGGTCGATAGATGTCCCGATGGCGGCGATCTTGGCCGCTTCGTCCAGGGTGAGGTCGGCGACGATCGAGCGGATCGAATTGGTCAGCGCATCGAAATAGGGCCACAACTCCTGGCTGACGTCGCACTGGCGCTGCTGCTCTTCCTGCGCCGCGATCAGATCGGCGAAGGACTGCGCGCCGGTCGGCTTGTCGTTGCTGCCGATGGCGCCATAGATCGATTTTGCGAGCTCTGCGGTGTCCATGGTCTTTCCCTCCGGAGCACGCTTCATAATCGTCATGGTTGCATGCTCCTGGCAGGGCCGGTCGACTGCGGCGATCTTGTCGAGCTTCAGTTCGCGGAGAATGCGCTTGGCCATGGTCTCGATCTCCCTATTGCGCCGGCGGCGCGGTAGCGGCGAGCGCCGTGCGCGCCTGCGCCTGGCGCGCCCACATGACGATCATGTCCATGTCGCCATCGGAGCATTTGACCTCGATGCCCGGCTCGCCGGTGAGGTGATGCTTGACCTTGTTGAGGTGCAGGCGGATCGTCGGCAGCTGGACGCGCTTTCGCGGATTGATGCGGCAGGCGATGATCTCTTCCGCTGAAGGCGGCCCGGCCACGTCGACCACAGAGGGCGCCATGTCGGCGGCGAACGCTTCGATGGCGCGCTTGACGTCGATTTCCTTCGACAGCAGCCAGTGGATCGGCTTCGCCGCGAGCAGGCCGAAATTCCTCATCAGGCCACTATTTCGCTCTTGAGGCGGGAACCTTCGATGCTGAAACCCGTATATGTCCCGTCGATGAATTTCGCGAGCACGGCGGGCGGCGGCTTGTAGGCGACCATTAGGCCGGTCTTCTCGGTCTGGATTCCCATGGCCTTGGCGATGTCGCTCGTCATCGGAAAGACGAAGGGGTAATGGCCTGCATCCGGGCCGGCATGCATCTCGTTGCCCGGTGCGCCGACCTCCATCAGGCCGAACGCGCCCTTGAGCATGGCGTCCTCTGGAATATGCTCCGGCACCCGCTCGCCGGCATACTTGCCGACGCGGTCGACGTTGAGATCATAATAGTCCTCGCCGTTGACCTTGCACACGATGGCCCAGCCGAACACCAGGCCAAGCGATTCATCGATCTTGACGATGCGCGCGTCGGCGCTGAATTCGGCCTTCATGGTGTTCATCTCCGGCTCGATGTTCTTGAAGCGGACCTTGGCGCTCTCGTCGCCGTTGAGCCATGCGGCAGCGAGACGATGGTGGCCGTCGGCGATCCATTTCTTGCCGTCGTGCTGGATCACCACGGGAAGCTTTGACCCAGCGCCGTTGGCGGCGATGGCCTTGACCTTGCTGGTGTCGACGCGGTTCTGCATCGCGGTCAGGTCGGAGAGCTTCACGCTCTTGGCCGGCAGGTCGGCGCTGTCAGTGAGCGCGCCGAAGAAGCGCGGCACCTGGTCCTCACGCAGCGTGCCGAGCACATTGCCCTCATAGGCGAACGGCGTCTTGGAGCGCTTGGAGTCCAGCGGCTCGAGCTTGCGCGGCGCGTCCTTCGAGATTCCGACCATGCCGCCCGGCGTGAAGCTTGGCACCTTCGGCTTCTTGCCCTTGGGCCATTTGACGCCCGGCACGTGGACGTCGCCGCTGCCTGGATCGCTCATGTCTTTGCCGCTGTCGTGATGGTCAGGATGGAGCGCATTGGGTCAGGCGTCGATCGTGTTATAGGTGACCAGGAACTTCAGAGTTCCGTCGCCATTGATCCAGTTAGCGCTATCGGCCAAGACGATCGGCGCGTTGATGATCTGATCCAATGGATAGCCATAACCCGCATCACCTGCATATTGGCTAAATTTGTCACTTTCCGCGACCACAACATTAGCGAATCCGAAAAGCGAATTGAGCGAGTTGCTGTTGCTGTATGGTCCCCAATAGAGGTTTGGAGAACTTACATTGTCATAGGGCACCGAGCCAAAATAATAGAACACCACGGTTGACACCGGGACGACGATCTTGCCGGCACCAGGCGCGGGGATGATCTCAATCGGCGAGGAATTGATGGCCAAGAGTTCCGCGCTGCTGACCTCGACCACGACATTGCCCGGCACGCCGAGGGCTTCCTGCCAAGCCGTCCGATCTTCGGCGCTCATTCCAACAACTTCAAAGGCCATTGCAATTCTCCATCAAAGAGTTACACCGTCGCCGTGATAGGTCACTCGCTGGCCGCGATAGAGCCAAAGGCCCGGTGTGTAGGTCACTCGGTTGGACTGGAATGTCACGCCGTTGCCGTTGAAGGTGACGTCATCTCCGTCGTCCCCACCACCACCGCCAGACCCCGCCGACATCTGCGCCGAGGCGATTGCGCCAGTGCCGCGCATCAGGCGGCCGCCCGCAGATAGCCGGAGAGCGAATACTCATCGGCGACATCGGTCGTGGCGATCTCGGCCTTTGCATATTGCTTGGCGAGCAGCAGCGTCTCGGCGGTGCGGATATGAACGCCGGAGCCTTCGACCAGCGTCACCTGCCCCGCGCCATACTGCCAGATGAAGACCGGCGCGCTGAGGTTGAGACCGGCCGGCACCGTGATCGATACGGCGCTAGCGCTGGTGGTTTTCAATGTCAGGCCGGCGTCTGAAGCCATGAGCGCATAGCTCGTGCCATCGATGATCTTGATCTGTGACCGATAGAGGACCGCTTTCAGATCGGCAGCGCCCTGGCCGCCCCGCTTCATCTGCACGTCCAAGGCATTGGCTGGATTGCCCATGGTTACCTCGGCTTCTTCCTGATGATGAAAATCTTGGATTGGGAGCCGGAGGCTTTACGCCAATGCTCGCTCTACAGCCGCCGCACAGTCGGCGCGTATTTCCGCTTCCGACAACCGCACGATTTTCTGGCCGTGCGATTTCAGCCAATTGTCTTTTCGGACATCTCGCGCTGCGACTTTCGGCATCGAATGCCAGTAATCGCCGTCGCACTCGATCACCAATCGGCGCTCTGGCACATAGAAGTCACAGAGAAAATGCGCCATCTTCTTTTGCGCCACAAATGACACTGAGCGGCGGCCGAGTTCCTCCTCGACCATCAGTTCAATCGATGATCTGCGACCGTCCTGTTGTTGAGACGCATATGCTCCGACGCAGGCGCGGGAGCAGAACCGGCCCTGTCCAGCCTTGATCTTTGCGGGTACGGCTACGAATGATCCTCCGCACCATTCGCATATCCTGGGCTGCTTCCGGTATAGCGGGTGTGCACTGCCATTTAGATTGCGCATGCCTTGGCGCTGGCATTCGAGGCAGCAGAAGCGTTTACGCTTGGCGCGGTAGGCGGGGACGGCAAAAGATGCCGAGCATGCCTCGCAACACTTAGTAGCCCACTCTCCTTTGTTCGGCGCCGGCCGACCACGGCGTTTTAGGCCGGCCTCGTTCCGCGACAACGCGAAAGCGTCAGCCGTCTTGAGCAGTTGCAGCTCGCAGGCCTTCGCCGCAATCGCGGCCGGCGAGAAGCGCGGCAACCTGGCCTGTAACTGCTGCGCCGATTCGGCCGCGTAGCATCCGGTGAGGGCGGCCAAGTCCGCTTCGGACCATCGCTTCCATTTCGGCGAAACGGCTAGCGGAGAGCCGTATTTCTTCCGCCTCTGCCAATGTTTGCTGCAAAGGCCCGTTGCCAAATACGGCTTGTCGCAGCCTTCAACAGAGCATATTCGAAGAGCAGCCATCTCGATCTCCTGTGATCGTGACTGGTTAGGGTGAGGCTGGTGCTCGCTACACCATTCTCACCCGCTCTAAGTATCACAAAATCCTAGCGTTTTCCAATCTTATAGATGACGGAGCAGCGACATTGCACAGTCTCGCTGGCCGGCGCGGTGCTGTCATGCGGCCACCGAAGATTGATTCCGGCGCCTGATGTGAATTGCCCGCCCCAAGGCCGGATCTGATTGTTCATGGCTTCATGCGACGAGCGTTCGCGACCATCCAGTATGGTCCGCCAAACCATATCGATTTGGTCGACCCGGATGATCCCTGCGTCGATCTGTTGTTGCATCGCTTCCGCCCTACCCAGAGACAGCGCGCGACCGCTTTCACTTCGAGCGATGTTCTCGGCCCGGTACGCCAGCATGCGCTGCCGGTAGCGCTCCACCATCTTGTCGATCTGGTCGGCCTGGAGCGGCTTTCCCCCGTCCGCTGCCAGCTGCACCGAGGCGTCGAAGCGCCGATCCCGGAGCGCGCGGTCGAGCGCGTCGGCGCTGCCTTGCTCCAAAAGCCGGCGATAGTTCGCCACCGTGTCGAGTTGGCTCTGGGTCAGGCCGATGGCGGCGCGGAAGTCGGTAGCGATCTGGCGCGGCCCCTCGCCGCTTTGCAGCCCCGCCGCAATCACGTCGCGCACTACGGCGCGCTGCTCGTCGGAGAACTCCCGGATGAACTCCAGCCGTTCCGCCCGCATCAGCGCCGCGGCGCGCGGATTGGTCGGGTCGAAGGTGATCGACACCGGGGCCGTACCCACCACCTGCTGAACCAGCGCCACCGTCTCGGCCGTGGCGGCATCCTGGAAGACGCTGGTGATCGAGCCAGCCATAGTGGCGACCTGGCTGTCGATGACGCCGAGCGCCTCGTTGATGCGCCCCAGAGAGACGAGATGCACCACATGGCGGACCATCGCTTCCGAGGTCGTCTCGGCGATGAAGGTGCGGAACGCGGCGGCGACGCGTTTTTCCATCGTGGCAAGAAGCTGCTCGAGCCGCGCCTTTTCGTCGGCGAGCGCGTCCTTGCGGATGATGTCGAGCATTTAGCGCTTCGGATTCAGCGCATTGAAATAGGCTGCGCTCATCATCTTGGCGGCGATAGCGTTGTCGATGACAGCAGCGGCTGATTTCAGCGCGGCGCTCTTCACCTCAATGCTGGCGTCCTTGTCGGTGAGCCCCGCCAGAATTGCCGCAGCGAGGTTGGCGATGTCGACCTCGTCGAATTCAAAGCGCTGCTGCTCGGCCATCAAAGCCCTCCCGTCAGCCCATAATCGTGATCGAACTGCGAGCAGACATCAGTGCCGCCGGCATAAGGCGCGCCGACCGAGGCCGCATCGCTGGATCCGGCCAGGTATGGCCCGATCAATTCCTGCACATTGGTCGGGAACCGCGCGGCGAGCGCAGGATTCTGCCGGAAATACTCGATGGCGACTGAGCCCGCTTTCAGGCTCTTGGTCGATTGCTCGGTGGTCGAACTGGTGAGCACGTCGGTCGTGCCATCGATGAACAGCCCGGCCAGTTCGCAGCATGCATCGACTATGGCCTGCACCGCAGCGCGAGCGTCGAAGGTCGTATAGCCTTCGATCCATGTCTGGCGGTCGAGAAGCCGCGTCGCCGAGACCAGCGCGCGGCCCTTGGCGTCATCGGTCGCCGTCGCCCAGCCGGCAACCGTCACCGAAGCGGCGAGATAGGTGTCGGCGGTGTCGAGGTCACAATACGCCTGATAGTCATCGGAGCCGATGCTGACCGTGGCCATCGTGGCGCTCCTCGATTTGTTTTTGACGCGTGAAAAGCGAAAGGCCTATCTGACGTGCTGAGCGCCGCAGCGCAGGCATCTGACGATTTCGCTTTCGCCGCGCCTCTTGATGACAGCGTGATGGTCGCGGTGAAACCAGAGACACCAGAGCCAGCCAAGCATTCGTCGCTCCATTTTGCCGGTCTCCCGCCCGGCTGTCCGCTGGGAGGCCCGCCCTATCTCGCGAATGGGCCTCGGGTCAAAGTTCGGAGCGCAGCGGCTTCCCCTTCGATCTGTTGCCCGGTCTCTCAACCGGGCTGGGCAAGATGCTTGCCTTTAGCGCCGTGCTCACTCCGCATCGCTTAGGTTTCACCGACCCAAAGGCCCCTATTTCCCAGCAATGAGAGACTATCGCACCTCGTAGCCCTTTTCGGGCGATCTGGTTGCGGGGGTTGGATTCGAACCAACGACCTTCAGGTTATGAGCCTGACGAGCTACCGGGCTGCTCCACCCCACGAAAACAGGTTGCCACCTGATTTGGTGCCATAATGGTTACAGCGCGCGATTCCTGTCAAGAGGGCGCGCTGTGGAAATTCTCAGTAGAGCGCGACGACGGTCGCCGTGGTTCCGGTCGAGAGCACGCGCTTGATGCGCACCTCGATGATGGCGCCGGCCGGAACTGCGGCGCGCGTCACGGCGGTGTCGTCATTCTCGGCGAGGCAGACCACATCACCCGTGGCGATCACCTCCAAGGCTTTGCAGACGCCGCCGGGAAGATCGGCGCTATCGCTCGGCGTCACCAGCTTCTGCGAGGAAGCCGGCGTCATCATGCGGTCGAAGGAGCCCATTCATCACCTCTTCCTGCCGCGCTTGGCCGCCGGCGGATTGTCGATCATCGTCTCGGCCGGATCTTTCGCCGGCGGTTCGCCCGGCGGAGTGGCCGTGCGGATTCCCATCATCGATGCATCAGGCTTTGGCTGCGCCGAAAGGCCGAGCAGGCTGCGCACGTCGTCGATCGCCGGGTCGTCCGGCGCGAGCATCGCGCCGGCCTGCGCCATCTGTTGCAGGGCCGTGGTGACTTCCGTCACGTCCTTGTACTGGACTTCCTCGGCCTCGAGCTTCGGCTTCAGTTCTTCCGGGAAGCCGTTCAAATCCCAGAGCGGCCCGATGAAATCGCGATCCATGCCCTCGGCAATGTCGCCCAGGCAGGAATTGGCGACGAGGTACATGTGCTCGGACTTGTCCTGGCTGAGCGCGCGCGAGCCGCCGCTCTGCCCGCCAGAGCCGAGCAGCATGTTTTCGCAGCCCAGGATCACCGCGATCTCGTGGTTGATGCGGTTGATGGCCTGGCCGATCTCGGTGAAGGCGGTGCCGTCGCCGGTCGCCAGTTCCATCTTCCACAGCGGGACGTTCGACGGCGCCTGCGTGTCGCCATTGTCGCGATAGGTCGCCGAATCCAGCATCAGCCCGGATTTCTTCGAGCGGATGTGGTTGTCGATGAAATCCTTGAGCGGCTTCTTGAGTTCCTCGGCCTGCTCCTTGGTGAGCGCGTTGTTGCGCACCGCGTCGGCGAGCGCTGACAGCGGCGCATAGGCGATCGGAATGCCCCTGAGATCAGTCTCGAAGCCGGTGGCCTCGAAGCTGAGATAGGCCTTCAGCCGCTCTGCCGGATCGACCAGGTGGCGAAAGATGCCGGAGCCTTCCGGGCTGTCGGTCAAGGTGTCGTCGACGAGATAGACCACCTTGCCCCTCGGGAGATAGAACTCCTTCATGGTCAGCGGATGGCGCTGGATGGCACCGTTGACGGTGCCGTTCTCGTCGACATCCCACTGATAGATGGTGTGCTGCGGCCGCGCCTCTAGACTGGCGAAGCCGATCCTGCCATCGTCGCGCTTCTTTGCGGTCCATTCCTGGAGGCCGAAACCATGAAAGCGGAATTCGGCGGCTTTGCGCACCACCCTCGACCACGAAGTGGGGAGGTCGTAAAGGCACGACTGCGCGAAATCTGCCAACTCCTTCGCCTGCGGGCTGTCATCGGCGGGCTTCACCGTCCAGGCCGGCTTGGCGGTCAGGTCGAGGAAATATCGGATCCCCGCGGCCACGATCGAGGTGTTGAGGAAGATTTCTGAATAGGTCTGGTATTTGTAGGTGCCGACGACCTTCGGATTGCGCTCCAGAACCTGGACGTAGCCGCCCACGATTGCCGTGCCGGAGGTGCCCATTTCCTTGGTCGGCTTTATCGCCGGCGGCTTGCCGAAGAAGCCGAACAGACTGGGAAAATCAGCCATTGGCGCTCTCGACAATTTCTGGAGGGGCGAGTTGCGATGTGACGGGGCGGCCGAGCATCAGATCGGTGAGCGCCCAAACGCGAGCATCAAGTCTGTCCGGCGATCTCTCACCATCAAGCGGTTGCCACTCACACAGCTGGTCTTCGAGCTTTGGAAAGGCTCCAACGTGATGAACCTTGTGCTGCTCGTCCAAGGCCGCAATGGGTTCCGCCCTGGTCTGCTTGCCCCTGCTGGCGTGAACAGCTTTGTAAGAGACCTCCGCAGATGTTCTGAGGTCTTCGGACTGCATCGCCTTGGCGGTCAGTCGTACCGTGTGGCCAATCCATTCGCCGCCATTGTTAACCTCGCCGACGATCCGGTCGGCGTTCCAATCGTCATAGGCTTTGATGGCTCTGCGAGCTGCCTTGTCGGGCGATAGCCGCTCCGTCAGATCCGCAAGGATACAGCCGTGCCCGTCATGCCTTAAGCCGGCGACGATAATGCCCATTTCATCGGCGCCTTCTGTTGAGGTTGCTGCCGGATCCATGGCGACCACGATGCGGCGCATGCTGGCGATAAGCGCTTGCCGCTCTTCTTCTGTCTTCCACGCCGGAAGTCTGTTTTCCTCAATCAGCGCGCGCGTCCAAAGCGCCCCTGGCACATCATCAAGAATTTCGGCCTCGATCTCCTGCCGTCCCAAGCGCGTTCCCATGAGCGGCTCGATGACTTCACGATAGAAGACTGGAGAGAGGTTTTCCTTGTTATCCCATGTGGAACCGAGCGTCTTATGCGTCGACGGTCGAGCGATGAGTTCCTTGAGCAACGGGGTCGGTCGCGGCGTCGTTGTGACAATCCCGCGCGGATTGCCTTCGCGCATGCCAAAGAGCATGTTATCCCAACCGGCGCGGGCGTATCTGGATTTCGCGAGCTCATCCCACCAGAAGAATGAGCCGGATGCGCCACGAAGGGTTTCCGGGTCTTCGGCCGAGAAGAGAAGCGCCTTGCAGCCGTTTGGCCAGGTCAGCGTCTTTTTCGACGGTTCGTGATGAGGCCGATAATCTTCCGGCCCGACTTTGAGAAACCCGGACGGTCCTTCTATCGAATATTGCCGCAGATCGAAGGGCGAATCCGCGATGATCGTCATGATTTGCGGTGCCCCGGGCGGGGCTATAAGCGGTGAGGGACCGCGCACCATGCGCGCGATATTCTCAACCGCCGTTCGTGTCTTTCCCCATCCGCGACCGGCAAGAATTAACCAGACGAACCAATCCGCTCCGTCCGGCAATTGCTGATCCGGCCTGCCCCAAAACCCCCAGTCGTACTCGAGAAACCGCAGCTCGTCTGGCGTCAATCCTGCAAGAAATTCAGCCCTTTCCTCCTGCGGCATAGAGGCGATCGAGCTTGCCTTCGATACTTTTTGCGATCTCGTCGGGGGAACGCTCATTACGTATCTCAACCGGGCCGCCATCCTTGCCCGTGGTCTCCACGCGCCTGATGTAGCCGCGCTCCTTGCCTTTGAGTTCCAGGAACCAGCGGACCGTCGGCATCTCGCCGGCGCGAATGGCGGCCGCCACCTGGCCTTCCGCCAGATCAAGCAATTCCTCGCCGATCTCCTTGGCGGCCTCCTGGATTTCGGGGTGCTCGTCCAGGAAAGTGTATAGCGTGCGCCTGCTCACCTTGAGCATTTCGGCCGCGCCGGTCTTCATGCCGCCGCTGACGCGGAGCGCCTCAATCACACGCGGCAAATCTTTCGCCGTCAGCTTCGGCGTCGCGCCGCCCTTCTTTGGCGCTGCCTGCTTTGGCGCGGGGGCGGCTTTCGTCTTCGGCTCACGTTGCTTTTTTTTGCGCTCGGGCTTCTGCTTTTGAGGCGCGACCTTGACCCTGATCACGACCGAACTCGCGCGCGTGAGTGTGCAAATTGTGCAGCAAGCCCCGACGCGGCATGCTGGCGGCGATGCGCTTCTTGCCAATCGCCTTGCGGCACATCGCCGATGGTGATGACCGCGACTGAAAGCGGCTCGGCAGTGCCGATCGGACGCTTGCGCGGGCCGGATGTCGGCCACCAGGCGTTGACGTTGGCGCGGAAGCCGAGAACGGCGCGATAAATCCTACCCGATCGCATCTTGAGGTCGGCCACGGTCCCGTACGGGATAGGCCGCGCCTCGGCCATCGGCAGGAACTCACGCTGCATCGGATCGATCCACTCGAATTTTCCCGCCATACACTATTGCTTTCTGGCACCAATGTCACCAATATGGTTACGCACTGGCCGACCGAAATCAGCCGCGAGAAGGTTTAACGGGGCGATTTGCTGGTCGGTTTTCGGGGGTAGGCGCTGATTTTTTGCATACGAAGATCAGGCTACGCGCTTTATGCGCTTACCCCCCGGTGCGCGTCAAGATGGGAGATTTTCATGGATTCCGATGATCCACAGGCGAAGGTGGCGGCGTGAATGTGGGTCTACGTCCCTCCCTCGACCTCATCAGCCTCTGTTCCGGCGGCGGCGGCCTCGATCTCGGAATCGAGTTGGCAATTCCATGTGCTCGCCCACGCCTGTACGTGGAGAGGGAAGGCTTCGCGATCGCGCATCTGGTATCAGCGATGGAAGCGGGCATCATGGCTCCAGCACCTGTGTGGAGCGATGCCCGAACCCTCAACGGCCGACGCTTCCGTGGAAGCGTGGATGGCGTCATCGGGGGGATACCTTGCCAGCCCCATTCGGTCGCCGGAAAGCGGCTCGCCGAGGAAGACGAGCGCGATCTCTGGCCCGACGCCAGACGCATCCTCGTCCAGTCAGGCGCATGGTTCTTCTTCCTCGAGAACGTCGGCGGCATGCTCTCCAGCGGCGGCGCCGAGCGGGTATGGAGAGACCTTCGCCGATTGGGCTTCACGGTTGAGGGCGGACTATTCGCGGCGGCGGAAGTTGGCGCGACGCATGAGAGGGAGCGGCTCTTCATCCTCGCCGTGGCCGACGCCGGATGCGAACGTGATGAACGATGGCGAGGGCGCGGAGACCTTTCTGGCACGGCGGGCGAAGCTCAAGGCGACGGGCATCAATGGCAACGGCATGGGCACGCCTTTAGCGGTGGCGGCGACGATGTGGCCGACACCATCGGCGATCAGCGATCCGAAGGGCGCGCCAGCCGGGACGCATATAATCCGCAAGGACGGATCGACCCAGAGCAGGGAGACCGGCGGCGTACTGGCATATGCGGCGGAACAACTTTGGAGAACGCCGACATCGCAGTCGGAGAACGCGCTCCGCGGCCGCGGCATGACGGCAGAGACAGCGCAGCGGCGCGTCGAGAACGGCAACACGCTGAACTTGCAAGATCAGGTGGCGATGTGGGCGACGCCGCGCGCGGAGATGGCACGAGCATTGGGCAACCCCAAGCACATCACGGACCGCCGCGGGAACGGGAACATCGAGGATCAAGCGGCACAATGGTCGACACCATCGATAGCGGGCGTGGAGGGCGGCAGGATGGCGCGTTCTGGCGCGAGATCGAACGAGCCCTTGATGAAGGGGCAGGCGGAATCCCTCTCTTCCCGCCTGGGCCGGCCGACGTCGCCGCATGGCAATCCATCACCGAGCGCGCTCCTTACCTTCTACCGGCGTATGCGCGCCACGACCGATTCCGAATTGCGGTCGGAAATGCGCGCGCTCTTGCGCATGGCGATCCGGCAAAGAGGGCGTGGCTGGACCCGAAAGGTCCCTACGGCCTTCGTGCGGCCATCGTTCAAGAGATCGCTCAATCCGTGCTTCGTGGCATGGCTGATGGGCTGGCCGCCAATCGCGTCGACTGGCTTCGGCTTCTCGGAAACGGCGTGGTCAATCTGGCGGCAGGATATGCGATCCGCACTCTCGCAACTCGCCTCGCCCAGCGCGGCTCCTCCAATGCAACTCGCCTTGTTCGGACGATGAACGACGATCTTTTTTCATAACCCACTTGTAACCGTTTTGGTTACATCGTATATTGAAGTGGTTACAACGAAAGGCAACGGCAATGAAACTGATCGAGCAGCGCGGCAAGGTTTCCATCTGGGAAGTCGATGGCGAGTTCTACGTCTACGGCGTGCTTTCCGACCCGATCGTTTGCCCTTCGCTGGGCATGGCGCGGGCAAGGGCGGCGCTCTGATGAGCGCGCCTTTCCGCACCATCCCCGAAGTCCGCGTGCTGACGACGCGCGTCGGCGACTTGCTCGGCCCGGAATATTTGATGGCCGTCCGCGACCGCTATTTCAAGGTCGGCGAACTGACCAAGACCTTGCTGCTCAAGGGCTATGACCCGGACGATCTCGATCTGGTCGAGGTCGATCCTGATGCAGAGGATGACGAGCAATGAGCCCGAAGAGCTTTCGAACGCTGTTCGCCATCCTGCACAACTTGGACTTGGACCAGCTTGAGAGGGCTGGCGTCATCACCCCAGGCGCCAAGCGCGGCTCTGACTGGACGCGCTTCAATAGCGACCTGACGACCTTCGTTCTGAAGCTTCCCGAGGATCGCGTCCACAAACTGCTCGAACTCGTCAAGGCAGAAGGTTTTCAGGCAACGGGCGAAGGAGGGACAATGCACCGATAGAGCGCGGGGATAGCCCGTTTTCCTTTCGATTGAGGAGCGGCGGCGGTGCCGTCGCTCCGACAACCTCACCCCTTTGGACGTTCCTCAGATGACCAGATTTTCAGCATTCCGGCCAGAAGAGCCACAGGTCGAGCGCGAAGACGCCACCATCGTCGGCGCGCTGGGCATGTGGTCAAGCTGGCACGCAGATTCCTCACCACTCGGCGCGACGGGCGACTATGCCCTCGACATGCTGCTCGCCGACGCCTTCCGCCATCTTCTCTATCGCCAGACGACAAACGACCGGCTGGACTGGATCCAGCGCGAGATCAGCCGACCGCGGCGCCGCGAACTCGACGACCGCTACCACGCCGAGCTCATTTCCTGGTGGCTTGAAATCTTCGAGACCACCAAGGCACCTGGCATCGTCATCCGCATGGATCAGCGGAGACTCACATGCGTTTCCTGATGATCGACCCCTTCGCCAGGCACATCCGCGAGCACCTCACCCCGAAGGCGCTCGATCGCGATCTTTTCCGCGCCGAGATCGGCTGCGCTTGGGTCAAGCGGATCAAGCTCACCGACCAGGTCGGGATGTGGGTCGACGAGAGCGGGGCCGGGCCGTTCTTCACCTTCTTCGGCTATGGGGCGATTCATGGCGGCCGCGCCGTCGTCTGCGGCATTTCCAAGCTGGGCGACTGCATCGGAGCGCCGCCTTCGTTCAGCCTTGCCACGATCGAGCGGCATGTCCGCTGGCTCGGCGCTGAGGCGCACCCGGCAGAGTTGGCGGTGGCAGTATGACGGATCGACCGATACTGTTTTCCGGCCCGATGGTCCGCGCCCTGCTCGCCGGCACCAAGACGCAGACGCGGCGCGTGCTGAAGCCACAACCGCCGGCTTGGGCTACGTTCTGCCAGCAACCGACCATGCTCAACGTGCTCCAACAATGGGTGCCCTCCGGTCTTTGGGCCTGGAGCGAAGCGGAGCAGCAGCCTCCCCGCGAGTTGAAGCGCTGGCCGGTCGATGCCAATGGAGATCACTATTGGCTCAATCCCCGCTTCGCCGTCGGCGACCGGCTCTATGTCCGCGAGGCATGGAAAACGCATGCCGCGTATGACGACATTTCCCCGGCAGCTATGGGCGGCGACGAGGCCATCCTCTACGAGGCGGACGGCGCGCATCAGACTTGGGGCTATCCAGCGATCTCGAAGATCGGTCGCTTCCGCCAGGGCATGCACATGCCGCGCTGGGCCTCGCGCCTCACGCTCACGGTGATCCACGTGCGCGTCCAGCGGCTGCAGGAGATCGGCCACGTCGACGCGGCGGCAGAGGGCTGTCTCGGCAAAGGAACGTATCCTGGCGGCTACGAGGTCACTCCGCGTGACCAATATCGCGAGCTTTGGGACAGTCTGAATGCCCCGCGCGGCTTCGGCTGGGACTCCAATCCTTGGGTCGTCGCCGTTTCCTTCACGGTCGAGCGACGAAACATCGACGCATAGCGAATCCGGGCCGGCGCCCAACCCCACCCCCCCTAGCCGGTTCGGTAAGCGAGGCCCGCGACGAATGAACCCCCGTCGCGGGCCTTTCTCTTTGCGACCAATTTGGTTACACTGGTGCCAATGTGATTTCCGAATCGCCGGAGGCCATGATGATGCAGCCCGATACCGCATTTCCAATCGTTTCCCTTGCCTCAATCGGGGGCGCGACGGTCCAGACTGTCAACGCCCGCGAGCTGCACGCCTTCCTCAATGTCGGTCGGGACCTATCATCATGGATCAGGGATCGCATCGATCAGTTCGATTTCGTCGAAGACGTCGACTTTGTGATTATCCCCGGATCGGGGGATCAAGTATTTCAAGGGGTTAAGACTCGGAAGGAGTATGCGCTCTCACTCGACATGGCGAAAGAGCTTTCCATGGTCGAGCGCAATGAGCAGGGCCGGCGCGTCCGGCGCTATTTCATCGAATGCGAGAAGCGCGCAAAAGACCCGATGGCGGCGCTCAACGATCCAGCGGCGATGCGCAGCCTGCTCCTGACCTATACCGAGAAGGTGCTGGCGCTCGAAAGTCAGGTCGCCAAACTCAAGCCGTCGCACGAGGCGCTCCTGCGCATTTCCTCCGCCGACGGCTCGCTTTGCATCACGGATGCCGCGAAAGCCCTCCAGATGCAGCCGAAAGAGTTCTTCGCCCGCCTCCAGCGCAATGGCTGGATCTTCAAACGCCGCGGCTCTTCGAATTATCTGGGCTATGAATCCAAGGTGACCGCCGGCTATCTCGAGCACAAGGTGACGGCTGTGCCGCGAAGCGACGGCTCGGAAAAGATGGTCGAGCAGGTGCGGATCACGCCCAAAGGCCTGACGAAGATCGCTTCGCTGATCAGCCGGCACTAGCGGCCGCCGATTTCCTTGGCGGGCGAAGCCGGCCTGGCGAGATGCACCGCAAGCTTCACGCATCGCGCGCAGCGGGGCGAGCTTCCTTCCTCGAACAGATAGCCGGCCGGCGCATCCTGCGCGCCACAGAGCGCGTGCGCGATGCCGGCGCCAGCCCGCATGAAATAGTGCGCCTTGCCCGGCGTCTTGGCCGCCCAGCCCTCGCGGAATCCTTTCAGGCGCTTGTCCGTCATGTCGCTCGTCTTTCGACCAGGATCATTTTTCCCTTGCGGAAGATGCGCTCGGCCTGCTCCTTCACCCGGCCGGCGACCTCGCCCTCGCGGCGATACCTGCCGTTCATGAAACGAAGCAGATGAAGGGTAACGGCTTTCTGCGCCTCGAGTTCATTCGGGAAGATGACCGGCTTGCCGCCATCGCCGAGAACCGGCTCAGCCTGGCCGTCTTCGGCGAAGCGGAGCATGGCGTGATGGCCGCCGACGACGGGGCGCGTATATCCATCGAAGCAATTCATCAGTGAATCCCGTTCCGTTGCAGGTTGAGCCGTCGCTGCGCGGCCGCCTTCTCGCCTTCTTCCCGCCAAGCTAATTGCTCGACGAGGCCTGGGCATTTGATCTTGAGGTGCTCGACATTTCGGGCGTAGCTGATGGCTCGGCTCGCGCCACATTCACCATGACCGAGGTCACCGTCATCGCAGCCGAGCCTGGTGCCGGCCATATGCGACGCGACATAGAGCGGGCAAAAGCGCACGTCTTTGTGAGGACAGCCGCTCAATATCCCATCTCCCGCAGGATCCGGCGCACGTCCGCCAGTTTCATGTAGACCGAGTTATCCGCGCAGCGCGGCGTGCAGGCGATCGTAGTCTCGCGCTCCTTGCCGTTGAGCGAGATGATCAGTTTGCCGTGGCCGCCGTGACCGTGGATCAAGCGGCAGGTGCCACCGACGGCAGCGACGATCGCCTTCGCTTGGGAAAGCACCTCACGGTGGAACTTGGTCGAGATCGCGCCCATTACGAACGCGCCCCTTGAAATTTGTCGACCTCGTTGCCCCAGGCCGACCAGCCGGCGCGCGACGAGCGGGCGAACAGCTCGGCGATGCGCACATCCGGGCCGACATAGGCCTCGACGCGATCCCGGAACGATTCCGGCTTGCGCGAGTGCTCTCTGACTGGATCGAGGATGATCTCGCGGACGTTCTTCGCCGCGCGTTTAGCATTGCCGCGCCGGCCGAGAAGGCAGAACTCAGCGTTTTTCCGGGTTGTGAAGCCGAGGCCGACGTGGAGATCGTGCTCGGCCGTCGGCAGGACGCGCAACTGGAGCGGGTTGAAGCTGCGCTTGAGCTTGACCCATGTGAATGCGACTCCGCTGTATCGGAAGCCCCACGCGTCCATGATTGTAAAGGCGTGCTGAAGGAAGGGCCCGGTGACCCACATGAAGAGGTGCGCGTCGGGCGCTGCGATTTCCTTCACCGGGAGTGCGGCGATGTCGCTGATGCCGAGCACCGGGTAATGGTTCTGCGGATCTCGGTCAGAGACGATCTTGGTTCGGGTGCGGAAATACCACGGCGGATCCGCGACGATGGCACCGTAGGCCTTCCGCTCGAGCGGGAATAGAGGCCAAGGCGCGCCGGCAGCGTCGAGCGGTAGCGCGTTCATGCCGCCACCTTCGCAAGCAGCGTCCGCGCCTTCGCTCGCATGGCGTCGGAAAATTCCCAGCCATAATTGTAGATGGTGCCGAGCTCGATCTCGTGCTTGCGCAGGTGGACACGGACATGCTTCGCCAGCGCGCCGGCCGATTGATAGGTGCCCTGCAGATCGCGGAAGCCATACAGCGCTTCGATGATCTGCTCCCGGGTGGCATGGCCTCGGGTAAGGAGGATGGCGACAAAGCCAGCCTGCAATTCTGTCATGCCGAAGGCGATGCGGATGCTTTCGCGGAGATCGAAGCCGGCAAGGCGCGCGAGCTGATCGCGAAGCTGGCGATTTTCTTCCTCCAGCATTTCGATGCGGTCGCGGTCGGTGAGGCGCTGGAGCATTTTAATAGCCGCGGTCAGGAACATAGAGGCAGAACGAGTGCGGCGAGGACATGTCGCCGCCGGGCTTGCACTCATGGAAATATTCATCGCGTGAGCGCCGGATCCGATGATCGCTGTAGGCGATGATTTCGCCGGTCGAGAGCCGATAGCCTTCCGGCGTTTCCTTCACGTCGTCCTTCGGCGCCTGTGCACAATCGATGCCGGAACAACAGGCAGCATCGTATTGCCAGCCGGCCGGCGCTTCGTGGGCGAAGGCGCCGCCGGCCCAGAGGACGATCAGGATGACGAGGAGCGAAGCGATCAAAGCGATCAGCACGCCGAGAGGATCGCGCTTCATGGCTTCGGCTCCAGCGCAGTGAGCGCGGCCCGGCACGACGCAGCGAGCCGCTTGTCGGCGTCAATGTCCTTCTCGGCCCGGGCCAGTTCATCAGCCCGACGCCGACCGAGCGCTGCCATCTCGTCTTCATGCCGCTTCATTTCGGCGGCCAGGTCTGCGTCGAGCTTTTCAAGATTGCCGGCGAGGTGCTTCAGGGCATCGGCGGCGCGCTGCTCGTATTTGGCGATTGCCTTGCGGTGCGCCGCGGCGATGCGCTCGAGTTCCGTCTCCGGGCGCGGCGCGAAGGGCACGACGTTGCTTTCGAGCGCGGCGTTCAAGCTTTCCGCGATTTCCTGCAGTGCTGCGGCGTCAGTCATCTGTCGGTCGGTCCTTTGCTGGGTGAAACGGTTTTCGAGGCGGGTGCTCATGTGGCGCGGTCTCCGTACTGGTCAGCAACGAGCGCGCCGACGACCTCGTCGACCCAAAGCTCGCTCCACCATGATGCTTTTCGGTAAGTCGGCAGGTTGCTGTTGGCCGATCCCATGCCGCGGCCATAGCCGCGGCAGCGGGCGAGACCGATCCAGCGCGCCTCGGGAAACGCCTCGATCAAAGCCGCGAAGGCGATATGGCGGCCGCGCGCTTCCCGATGCGCGACCTGGCCCAAAGCGGTCAGGACCGGATTCGTACCGGCCAGACGGCAGGCCGTGACGATGGCGAGCGCTACCTGGTCGGCCGTCGGGAACATCAGTCTTCCCCTCCCGACGCTTTGAGGATGCGATAGAGCGTCGGTCGACCCTTCTGTCCCTCGCGCGCGATCTCGATCACGCCGTCCTTGACCATCTCATCGAGGTATTTGATGAGCGTCGGGATAGAGGTCAGCGTGATCTGCGCCAGCATGGGCTGGGAGATGCTGACGAGGCCGCCGGCACGCTTGGCACCGATTAGCGCCGCCAGGATGCGGTCGGCCGGGGGCGGCTGCTTCTGCCTCTTGATCCTGGTGGCGATCGGGAGTGGCGGCGGCGCAACCGGCTCGGGCTTCTTGATCGCCACGCCTTCGCCGCCCATGATCGTCTCGAAATGCTTCTGCACATAAGTCGCGGCCGAGACGTTGCAGGCCTTCGCCAGGCGCTCGATCTCGCGGTTGGTGTCGCGGTCGCACTTGACGGTGAAGCGGTAGAGGAGCTGTGCTTCGGTCATGGCTAGAAAACACCTTCCGCGAAGCGGTCCGCTTCCTCGTCGGCATGGGTCTTGAGCCGCGCGATCAGTTCCTGGTGCGTCCAGAGCCGCGTGTTGAGCGAGCGCTGCTCGGCGACGATCAACTGGTCGAGCAGTTCGAGCGGAGCGCTATACCAATGGTTCCCGAGGCTGTGCCCCACCTCGGTGAGGAAGCGCTCCACCTTGAGGACGATGGTGCGCGCCACGGCGGGGCCCGGGGTCCACCAGACGCGATCGAACTGCAGCTCATGCCATGTGCCTGGCTGGAGGTCGGCGAGATGCTGCTCGATCGATTGCGCCGTGGCGAGGCGGAACACTGAGCGATCCGCTTCCATTCCGACGGCACAGATGGCGCAATAGCCGATGGACTTGCGTCTGATCCTTAAATCCCTCGGCATGGCGATGTTGATCATTGCGCCCTCGATATTTTCAGCATGCCGGTGGGGACATTGGTCCCGGCGTCCGAGAAACTGCCGACGGGCAAGTCCGTCCAGCCGCCTTTCAACTCGCCATGGTCGTACCAGGCAGTCGCCGGGAGGATGGAGACCAGCATGCCGCCGGGTTTCAGGAACTCCAGCGCATGGCGAACGTGCTTGACGTAGTGCCGGCCGTAGAACGGCGGGTTCATCACTATCTTGTCGAACTCGGGACGCGCCGGGCATTCAAGGAAATTGGCGGTGAGCACGCTGTGGCCCTTCGCCCGGGCTTCGGCCGCGCGTCCGGCGTGAACCTCGATGCCGAGGGATTGGCATCCGCATTCTCTCAGCGCATCGAGGATTCGACCGTCGCCACAGGAAGGTTCCAGGACACGATATGCCGGCTGTTCGCGCCATTGTGATCGCGTGTAGATGCCAACTGCCTCTAGAGCGGCGTCGATGACCTTTCGTGGCGACCAGTAGAATTGCAGGTCTTTCGAAACTGCCGTGCTGGCGCGCGGCTTGGCGTCTTCTTCTTCCGCATCTGGCAAGACTTCGCCGTAGAACTCGGCGAGCGCTCGGTTGATGTCGAGCAAAGTTTCAGGAGGGAAGATGACGTGAGCGTTGCCGTTCTTGAACTTCCTGACGTGCAGGCCGCGAACGATGGCTTCCCCGTCCCTGGCTTCGATGTAGGAATGGAGGTTGTCGACTTCCTTGAAGTCGGCGTGTTCTGCCAGCGGCTCAAGCCGATAAGCAGCCAGCGCATTGACGATGTCCTTGAGTTTCTCCCTTCCATAGCTGCCATAGCCGCCCACGTTGGAGAGGATCACCCGCTTCGGCAGACCCTT